AATAACGACATCAAATGATCCTCAAGTTTATCATTATGATCAACAAAGATGGGCAGGCATGATTTACTTGACACCCAATGCTCCTTTAGAAAGCGGTACCAGATCGCACAAATCGAAAATAACCGGTCTTCGACATTCGACCGAAGAGGGTATCGACAACTCCTTTTCTTATGGTTTTTATGACAGCACCAAATTCGATACTGTCGATAATATTGGAAATATATACAATAGACTTCTAATTATGGATGCGAGAACGATTCATTCTGCTGGTCCTTATTTTGGGCAAAATGAACAAAATGGAAGATTGACACATTTATTTTTCTTTGAGTGAGTATATTATGAAATTTAGCATTATCACACCTGAACACGACCCTAATAATATTCATTTTTTGCTTGAGTTGTACGACACAATTAAAGCACAAACATACACAGATTGGGAATGGGTTCTATACTTAAACAATAAATGCACAGAAGATTTTTTACCTGAAGTAATAGTAAAAGATCCTAAAGTAAAAGTTTTTTATGATGGAAGTGGTGAAACAAAAGTTGGAGCAATTAAGAATAAAGCTTTTAACTCTGGTACCGGCAACATTCTTGTTGAAGTTGATCATGATGATTTGTTGACACCGGATTGTTTACAAGAATTGTTTATTGCTTTCCAAGAACCTGATGTAGGTTTTGTTTACAGTGATAATGCTGTTCTTCATATGAAAGATGAATTTGTTCCTTATGATCAAAGTTATGGATGGACACACAGAACATTTGATTGGAAAGGCAAGCAATTAATTGCGATGGATAGTTTTGAGCCATCTTCACATTCTCTGGGTTATATTTGGTATGCTCCCGATCATATTAGAAGTTGGAAAAGATCAGTTTATCAAAAGCTCGGAGGGCACAATCCAACACTTTCAATTTGTGACGATCATGAACTTTGTATTCGAACATATCTAACAACAAAAATGAAACGAGTTCCTAAAGTTCTTTACATTTATAGAATCACAGGAAACAATACTTGGTTGGAAAGAAACGAAGCGATTCAAGTTAAGACTGTAGAATTGTTTGCTCAGTATGCACAGAAACTAGCTGAAAAAGATGCAAAAGACAAGAATTTGTTGTGTGTAGATTTGGGTGGAGGATTGAATCCTTATCCCAATTATGTTGCAATTGATTTAAGATCGGATGCAGATATCGTTCACGATTTAAATAATGGCATTCCTCTTCCAGACAACACTGTTGGAGTCATTAATGCCAGTCATATTCTTGAACATTTAAAAGACAAAACTGAAATAATGAAAGAGATTCATAGAGTTTTAGCTCCTGGAGGTTGGGCTTTTATTCAAGTTCCAAGTACAGACGGAAGAGGTGCATTTCAGGATCCCACTCATGTTAGTTATTGGAATGAGAATAGTTTCTTGTATTACACAGACGCATATCTGGCCAATTTTATCGAAAACAAAACTATTCGATTTCAGGAATATAGAAAACTAACATGGTTTCCTAATGATTGGCTGAAAAATCTTAACGTTTGCGTCACGGACGCTTGGCTTGTAGCCATAAAAGAAGGTATGCCTAGATTACCTGGTCCGTTGAGAATATAAATACCTCATAAAACTGTAGGTATTATATGGCAAAAATAACAACAAGATCGCAGTTTAGAGACTATTGCTTGCGCCGTTTAGGTCATCCTGTTATTCAAATTAACGTAGATGACGATCAGGTAGAAGATAGAATTGATGATGCACTAGCATTTTTCAATGATTATCACTATGACGGCACTCAGCAAATGTATTTGAAACACAAGTTGACACAGACTGATATAGATCGTCAGTGGATTCCTTGCCCAGATGCAATACAATTTATTGTTGGTATTTTGCCGTTTGATCAATCGAATTCGTCAGTTAATATGTTTGATTTGAGATATCAACTTAGATTACACGACCTTTACGATTTTACCTCTGTTTCCTATGTTTCGTATGAAATTACAATGCAACATATTCGAACTTTGAATCTTTTATTCTCTGGAACACCTCAAATTAGATTCAATAGAAAGATGGACAGGTTGTATCTTGATATAGATTGGACGAGAGATGTTAAACCTGATGAATATATCATCATTGAATGTTATAGATACATATCACCAGACAATAAAACTTTAACTGGAACCGCAACGATTTCTACTTCTTCGAATACAGTTGTGGGTAGCGGAACGTCATTTACTTCCGAAGTTTCAATTGGTGATGAAATCGTAATTGCTGATGAATCAAAAAGAATTATAACAATAGATAGTGACACTTCTTTGAATGTTAGCTCATCGTATGCCACAAGTTCCAGCGGAAATGCAATGACTGTGACAGGATTTCCGGATGTTTGGAATGATAGATTTTTAAAAGCATATGCTACAGCTAAAATCAAATATCAGTGGGGTTCAAACCTAAGTAAATTTGCAGGTATTCAAATGCCTGGTGGTGTGACGCTTGATGGTCCAAGAATTATGCAAGAAGCTAAAGAAGAAATTGAATCGCTGGAAGAAGATGCAAAGAGCACTCTTTCCATGCCAAGCGAAATATTCATAGGTTAATATGCCTACTAATTTTTATTTCAATAATTTTCCACAACATCAAATAACTAGTGAGCAATTACTAGTTGAAGATTTGGTCATTGAAGCTATGCAGATTCATGGCATGGATGTCTATTACTTACCTAGAACAAGTCGTGATCAAGTCGATATGCTTTATGGTGAAGATCCATTAAAAGAATATAGAACTGCACATGGTCTTGAGATGTATATGGAAAACGTCACAGGCATGGACGGTGAAGGTGACTTCATTTCAAAATTTGGATTAGAAATTCGAGATGAGGTTACACTATTAGTTTCAAGAAGAAGATTTAAATATACTGTGCCACTTACAAGACCTAGAGAAGGTGATTTGGTATACATCCCTCTTGTGCAAAACTTTTTCGAGATTACTTTTGTTGAGCACGAAAACGACCAAGCTATGTTCTACACATTAGGTAGAGGTCGCGGAGGTAATGTTTATGTTTATGCGTTGAAGATGAAACAATATGTGTTCAGTGAAGAGATTATTTCAACTGGTGTTGAAGAAGTGGATGGTCAAGCATTTGACGAATATCGTAGAACCAGATTGTTCTTAGCTAATAATTCTGTGTTCCCAGCAAGTACAGGATCGTTTGTTCCCGGTGAAATCATTTATCAAGGGACAACATTAGCAACAGCGAACGCTCAAGCTATCGTTCATTCTTATGAGCCACATACTCACGTAAATGTAATAAGAATTCAAGGCACCTTTAATACAGGTGAAATTAAAGGTAATACAAGTTCGACACTCAGAAGTGTACTACTTGCAGATACCGACACACAAGTTGATGAAAATGTATTTGAAGATATTTCAGATAATAAAATTATTGAAACTGAAGCAGATTCTATTTTGGATTGGACAGAGAAAAATCCTTTTGGTGAGGCATAATGTTAGGAAATTCACATTTTTATAATAGAACAATTCGAAAGATGATTACTGCTTTCGGAACTCTTTTCAATGATATAACTTTAGTCAGATATAACAAAGCAGGTACGGAAGAATTCGAGAGAACTAGAGTTCCGCTTTCTTATGGTTCAAAAGAAAAATATATAACTCGTTTATTTTCCGACCCAGACTTGACGAAATCAATAAATGTTTATGTACCTAGAATTGCATTCGATTTGGTAGGTATCAACTACGATTCATCTAGAAAGATGAATACTCTGAATAAAAATTTCGCAGTTAATTCTGTTACTAATTCCGTAAACTCTCAGTATTCTCCGATACCATATAATTTCGAATTCGACTTGAGCATTTTCGTAAGAAATCAAGAAGATGGTACACAGATACTCGAACAGATTTTACCTTTCTTTACACCTGACTTTACGGTTACAGCAGATTTGATTCCGTCTTTGGGAAGAAAATTTGACTTACCTATCACTTTAGATTCAGTTTCTCCTCAGATAGAATATGAAGGAGATATGTCATCAACTCGCTTAGTTATCTGGAACTTAACTTTCACGATGAAAGGTTATATATTTCCGCCTGTTAACTTTGGTAACGATAAGATAATAAAGAGAGCAAACACTAACATTTATACCGACAGTAGAAATACAAATATACAAAAAGTCTATGTTGATATGAATACTGGTAATGGTGTTTACACTACAGGAGAAACTATTCGGGTAGTTTCAAAAAACAAAACAGGAACAGTTGTTTATTTCTCAAATAACAGCATAGGAACTTTAGTTGTTTCTGATATGTCTGAATCTTTAGAAGAGAATGATATTGTTGTAGGTGACTTTTCGAACGCCACATATACTGTTGATACGATAGATTTGAATCCAATAAAAAGTGTGTCTATAGTAACTGAAGTTGATCCTTTTGGTGCTACACCAGATGATGATTTTGGATTTATTGAAACCATAGAAGAATTTCCCAATAACTTATCATGAAAAAAACAGATGAAAATTTATCCAGATTATTTGATATCGAACCTTTAGGTAAAGGAGAATCTTCTTTACCAGAAGTGATACCTACAGAAGTAGATTCAGATTTTGAATTCGCTAGACAAAATATAAGAGATTTAGCAGAAAAAGGTAAGATTGCAGTAGACAATATATTAGAAGTAGCAAAAGCAACGGATCATCCTAGAGCATATGAAGTTGCAGCCACTTTGATAAAAAATATGTCTGATATCAATAAAGACTTGATTGAATTGCAAAAGAAGAAAAGAGATTTAGTTCCAGTAAAAGAGACTTCGGTTGTCAATGTTGACAAAGCAGTTTTCGTTGGATCTACAGCAGATTTAATTAAACAAATAAAACAGATAGGATAAAAATGGAAACTTTAATTGAACAAATGAGAACCATTTTAGGAACAAATTTTGGTCTTTATTTTAAGGCACATTCATTTCACTGGAATGTAGAAGGTCCGGACTTTTTACAATACCACGATTTTCTTGGGCAATTTTATACTGCCGTTTGGAATCAAACAGATTTGATTGCTGAAAAGATCCGTATGTTGGGTGCTTATGCTCCAGCAAATTTATCACGAATACACGAATTGTCTGATGTTTTGGAAAACGAAAATATTCCTGATGCTATGACAATGTTAAGAGATTTAGCACAATCTAATGACAAATATATTTTTCATTTGAGAGCGGGTATTGCTGCTGCTGATGTTGCTGATGAGTCTGCGATAAGCAACTTTCTACAAGAACTTTTAGATGCACATCAAAAACACGCTTGGATGTTGAAGAGTTTAACTAAGTAATGTCAGCAGGTGGCTATCTAGGTAATCCAAATTTAAAAAGATCGGGAGTAGAAATTGAATACTCCCGAGATCAACTAATTGAGATTACTAAATGTATTAAAGAACCTCTTTACTTTATCAAAAAGTACGTTCGAATTGTTAACGTAGATAAAGGTCTTGTTCCTTTTGAAATGTGGCCTTTCCAAGAGGAAATGGTTCAAGGTTTTCATAGTAATCGTTTCTCCATATGTAAGATGCCTCGTCAGGTAGGTAAGACTACTACCGTTGCAGCATTCATGCTTTGGTCGATCCTATTTACTGATGATTATAAGATTGCTATCTTAGCGAATAAAGGTGATCTTGCTAGGGACATTTTAGGAAGAATAAAGTATGCTTATGAATTTCTTCCGATTTGGCTCCAACAAGGAATTTTGGAGTGGAATAAAGGCAACATTGTTCTTGAAAATGGTTCTGAAATTTCTGCTTATGCTACAAGTTCTTCGGGTGTTCGAGGTGGTTCTTACAATTTAATTTTCTTAGATGAGTTTGCCTTCGTCCCACAAAACATGGCAGTAGAATTCTTTACTGCTACGTACCCTGTTATATCTTCAGGTAATACAACCAAAGTTATCATTGTCTCAACACCGAATGGTCTAAATCAGTTCTATAAGATGTGGACGGATGCCGTAGAGAAACGTTCACTTTATGTTCCTTTTGAAGTTCATTGGTCGATGGTTCCAGGAAGAGATGAAAAGTGGAGAGAAGAAACCATTCGCAACACAAGCGAAGAACAGTTCAGACAAGAATTTGAAACTGAATTTATAGGATCAAGTGCGACATTAATTCCTGGAGCTAAACTTAAAACTTTAGTATTCACAAATCCGATTAAAAAAGAAGAAAATATAGATATCTACGAAGAACCTAAGAAAGGGCATACGTATATTGCTATAGTAGATTGTGCTGAAGGAGTTGATAGAGATTATTCCGTTGTTTCAATATTGGATGTGACCGAGCTTCCTTATAAGCACGTTGCAAAATATAGAGACAATAAGATATCACCTTTGATTTTTCCTACATATGTCTATAATATAGCGAATAGATATAATCGAGCATTTATACTTGTAGAAACAAATAATGTTGGGCAACAAGTTGTTGACATTTTACATTATGATTTAGAGTATGAAAACATTTTCAGAATAGAAAGTCACGACATAAAAGGTGTTCATATAGC